AAGTGTCAAATATTTTAACCATAGAATACGAGAAAAGTTGCAGGTGCAGGTACAGTACAGGTACAGGTACAGGTGCAGAGATGCACATTTTTCTAACCTATTGAAATCATTGGAAAATTTCGATACTAAATTGCACCTAAAAACAAAACTCAATAAATTCAATACGTTACATGTGTAATTATGCAATTTGCCAATAAATTAAATCCAATAAATTCAACATGTTACAATTCGGTGTTTTTTAACAAAATTCGTAACACTCCTTAGTAACTAAATCTCCTTAAAACTCTCCTCAGCAAGAAGAAATTATGGCAAAATTCTCTTTTCCTTTTGGAATTCCCTTCTAGAAATGTGGTATTTCCCCCAGCCCCATGTGGAAAGAATTCTTTGACACTTATTGAGAGGATTTCAGTAGAATTTCTTCTCTCAGTAAGTGTCAAATGTTGACGTTTGCTGAGTTGTCCTCCAGAAATGTGGGAAATTGGGGGGATTGAAATGCGTTGTTCGTGTGGGACGCCGTCATGTCGTTTTTACGGCACGCAAAATATAACCTATATAGTTATACCATTTCGGGAAAAGAATTGATTTTACGATGTCTCAACCCCCATGAAATAGATTGTGGGCCTCATTGTCACATGAGAATAGGTTATATGGATTCATGACCATAGCTATGACCTCATTTTGTCGTCGCCGTCCAAACCCATACAACCATATTGGTAAAAAAAGATCATTGAACCTGTAACGTCTCAACCCCCATAAAACCCGTTTTACAGTAATGTCACGTAAAAAAATGGGCCACATGAATTATATCAATGTGACCCATTTTACATGCATAAAACATGCCAATTCACACATGCATAGAGTATGCCAACTCTTCCAATTCCACACATGCATAGAACATGCCAACTTTTCCACCTGTCTCCAAAACTTATAAACTGTGCAAATAACTCTACTAATTAATTGCCAGACTCCTTTTTAGCTCTTTTCACTCCGAAAATTTTTCGCCACTTTTTCGCATCTCAGTGGGGTAGAATTTTTATTCCTCCCCTTCCTCTACTTCTCTGTCCATCTCCTTTTGTATTAGTTCTACCGGTACATGTATTACTTTTTGAATGCTTTCCGCCGTTGTATATACTCCTGTCGCCATGAGCGGTTTAACGCTCGCCAGGAGAAGATTTCTCCCAACACTTGTAGTTTTCCTACCGCCCTTCACTCCGCTATTCCATTTTGGCTCTTCCCCGTCGGGCGGGGCAAGAATTCTATTGGCTACAGTCTCCTGTACCTCTCTCGCTTCTTTATCTGTTAGCTTTTCTTGCCGTGTTCTGGCAATGGCGTCGTCGATTTTTTGCTTTAACCCGTTAAAAACACATTGCTTTTGACAATCATTCATTGTAAGCCAGTTTGGGAAAAGCAGTGCTGCGTCAATGTTTAATGTTTCTACAGTAGTATTTTTGTAATTTCGTGTCATAATACCTGTAGTTATATCACTACTCCATAATTTTGCCATGCCAATAACTCCTTTATCTCAATGTAGAGTTATTTGCACAGTTTGCAAGTTTTCAATCAAATTGTCAAAGAACGACTGTTACTCATACTCATAATTTTATTAAATCACTGTTAGAGATTTTTGTCAATGATTTTTTATTTTTATTTTTTCTCTCCCTCAGCGTTAATTATATTAAACCATGATCAATTCTTTTTGTCAATGATTTTTTATTTCTTTTTTCTTCACTTTTAATAACTTTTTATTTTTCTTTTTTCCTTTATTTCCACCTAATCCAAGTAATTTCTCTTCAACTGTCATTCTTTTTCTCCCCTTTTTCTTCCTTTCCTTGGGGGGGTATAGGGCCAAAAAAATTCCTGGCACGCGGGGGTAATAACCCCCTTTTTACATATAAGTAAAAAATTCCTTTTTTACACATAAGTAAAAAATTCCCTTTTATATGCAAGTAAAATTTCTTTTTAAATACTGCCTATTTTTTAATTGACACCTTGAGATAAATGTGGTATAACAAAATAGATGATAGAGAATGTGTAGGAGGAGGAGGATGCGAGGGAGACCAAGAAAAGAAGTTGACCCTGAGGAATTGTATGATCTTACAGTAAGAGGAGTTGACAAGAAAGATATTGCAGCTGAGCTTGGGATGTCTATTCCAACTTTATCCGCAAGAATAGCGGATATTAAAAACAAACAAGGACTTCTTTTGCAGTATAGAACAGTGCAAAATTTACATCTTACAGAACTTCAAGCCAGATGTTTAGAGGCAATAACGCCTGAGAAAATTGAAGAAGCTGGTTTAAAAGATCTTGTACTTGCTTATAAAGTTTTGAAAGATAAAGAGTTGGTAGATGTAGGAAAGCCTACTGAAATTCGAGGAATCATGCACTACCTTATTGAAATTGAACGAGAAGAAATGGCCGAAAAGAAAGCTGGGAGTAGAAAAGAAGAAGAAGTAGTGGAGTGCAGTCAGGAAGATTTCGAGGAAGAGGAAGAGGAAGAAGAAAAAAACTTTGATAATTTATCAATATACACCCCGAATTTATAATTTCTGGTATCAAAAGAATTGCCTCCTTTATATACCAGGGTGTAGGTGTAAGTCCCTTCGTACCTCCACGGAGGGATTTATATCTACCTACTTAAAGTAATATATGAATAAGTAAATGTCATGATTTGACACTTACTGAGAAGTAATGGGAGAGAGGGAGGGAGAGATAAAAAATGAAACTTACCAGTTTTCGTTGCAAACGAAGATATACTTTTCTCGATTTTAGGCTGTTCTGGAGTAAGGAGGATTAATGTATAGTCCTTATATAATGGGAAAGTTAAAGGAGTGGAGACGTTCTCCCTTAGTTTTCGTCAATGATTGCATAGATGTTACGCCATCTTCTCAGCAACTCGATTTCCTTGCACATGTTGCAAAGCATAAAAGAATCACTATTAGAAGTGGACATGGTTGTCATGCAAAGGGAACTGGTATTCATATGTTTCCTTACGGTTTTAAGGCAGTAGAGGACATAAAAGTTGGCGATAAGATACTCGGTGACGACGGCACAGTAAGAAATGTTCTTACTCTTTACCGTGGCAGGGAAGAAATGGCTCGAATCAAGTATCATGATTCAACTTACTATGATGTAAACATGAGCCATATATTGTCTCTTGTTTGCACTGAGTCAAAGTCTGGGTTTGTGTCTGGTAAAAAATACACTACGACAGTCCGTGAATACTTAGCTATGATAGAAGAAAGACCTTCATTGAAGGGAAGGTTTGCCGGGTATAAAGTTTCAGTTGATTATCCAAAAGTTCCAGTAATGATTCCACCATATATTTTAGGATTATGGCTTGGGAATGGAAATCATAGAAGAATAGAAATTACTAATATTGATCCTGGACCAATCAATGCTTGGATTGATTTTGCAGAAGCTAATGGACTAAAAGCAACTACAACTTGTGAGAAATTACATAAGTTATCAGGTAATGATAAAAATGCAGTGGTTGCTGCTTTTAAGTACTATAATTTATTAGGCAATAAACATATTCCAGTAGAATATATTTATAACAGCAAAGAAGTCAGGCTTCAACTTCTTGCTGGTTTAATTGATAGTGATGGGTATGTTGATAATAGAAGTAACAGTACGCAGTTTCAGATAGTTCAAAAAAGAAAAGAAATTGCTGAAGGTATTCATCTTATTGCAAGATCTTGTGGAATGCATTCAACCTTCTCAGAAAAAGAAAAAAACTGGACTTGTAAGGGGGTTAAAAAGTGGGGAACTTATTACGAAGTTAAAATAAGTAGAAATACTGAACTAATTCCTACAAGGATTCCAAAGAAACAAGCAAGTGGAGATAGTATAAAACGAAGAAGTAATTTACACTTTGGGTTTACTGTGGAAAAGTTAGAGGAAGATTATTATTACGGTTTCGAACTTGATGGAAATAATCTTTATGTTCTAAGCGATTTTACAGTTACTCATAATACTGGAAAGGACGCCAGCGTTAGTTGGGCCATCTTATGGTTTCTTGCAACGAGGGCTTATGCAAAAGTAGCTTGTACTGCTCCCACAGCCAGACAACTATCAGATATCCTTTGGAGTGAACTTTCAAAGTGGATTAGGAAGTCGATTTTTGCCGATGAATTTGTAATCCAAAAGGACAAAGTCTTTCAGAAAGATAATCCAAAAGAATGGTGGTGCAGAGCAATATCAGTTTCTGCGAGATCTTCAAAAGAAGAACAAGCAGAAACACTTGCTGGACTACATGGAGATCATCTTCTCATTGTAGTTGACGAAGCTTCAGGAGTACATGATCCAGTATTTATTCCTCTTGAGGGAGCACTTACTCAAGAGGATAATAAAGTAGTTTTAATCTCAAATATGACAAAAAATACTGGGTACTTTTATGAGACGCATTTCCATAGTCAAATGAAAAAATCTTGGTATCAACTTCACTGGGATTCACGAAAGAGTACTAATGTAAATCCTGACTACTCAAATTATATGAGAATGAAATATGGAGAGGATTCGAATGTCTTTCGAATTCGTGTTGCTGGTGATCCACCACTCCAGGATGAAAATACTTTAATACCTCTCTGGGCAGCACAGCAATGTATTGGGAATGAGTTTGAGGTAGCCGAAGATGAACCTCTTTTTCTTGGTGTTGATGTCGCAAGATATGGAGATGATGCTTCTGTTATTCTTCCAAGGAAAGGTTTAATAATTCAGCCCTGGGAAATTTTCAGAAAATTAAACACGATAGATCTTGGGGGATTTGTAAATCAGACATATCAAGAACTTGATGCGCAAGGAGTTGCAATTGATGTTATTGGAGTAGGTGCTGGAGTTTCAGATTGGTTGGCTAAAAGAAATATTGTTAATCTCTACGAAGTAAATGTAACACATGCTTCCAGTAATATTGAGAAATTCAATCGTCTTCGAGATGAACTTTGGTGTAGAGTTAGAGATAATTGCATTCTGGGAAAGTATTCTTTCCCTCTTCTAAAGGCACAGGGAGATACTGAGTCTTACGGAGAACAACTTGCGAATGAACTCGCTACTGTACGTTATACATTCAATTCTCAGGGTGGATATATTGTAGAGTCTAAGAAAGATTTAAAGTCAAGAGGAATTCCTTCTCCAAATATAGCTGATGCACTTGGACTTACTGAGTATTTTGCGAATAAAGCTACACGAGTTTTTAGCAAGGAGAAAGAAGAAAGTGATTATATTGGCAGACAAGGGTACTCAAATAGCTACAATACAATGTCTTCAACTTCGTGGTTAGGAAATTAATTATGGTTTCTAATAGTATTATTGATGCTAAGTACGATAGTGATAATGAAATTCTTACAGTATTTTTTTGTGGCGGAGGTGTCAATACTTTTGGTGTCTCTAAGAAAACATATCTCGAAGCAATTCAAAAATTAATACGAAGTACTATCGTAGGAATAAAAATTAGTAAAGGCAAACTTAATGGCTATTAATCTAAAAGACGAAAAAATCATTAGGAAAGCTGTAGCCAGGTTAAAAAAAGCTATTGAGGATGATGGTGATAATCGTCAAGCTGCTAAGGATGATCTTGAATTCACTGCAATTGATGGGAAACAGTGGCCTGAATCTGTAAGAGCTGAAAGAGAAGCAGAAGGTAGACCTTGTCTTACGATTAATAAGATGCCTGTTTTTATTGATCAGGTTGTTGGTGACCAAAGGATGAATCGACCTTCGATTAAAGTCTTTCCCGTTGATTCTTCTGGTGATAAAGCAATTGCTAATATTCTTAGTGGTTGGATTAAGCATGTACAACATATCTCAAAAGCTGATTCAGTGATTGATCACGGTTTTGAGCATGCAGTTACTTGTGGTTATGGAGCTTGGAGGGTTGTTACAAAATATGTTTCAGATAACTCATTTGATCAAGAAGCGTATATTCAAAAGATAGATAATGCACTTTCAGTGTATTGGGGAAAACATTCTGAGTATGATTGTTCAGATGCTCAATATTGTTTTATTGTCTCTGACATGGATAGGGATGAGTATAAGGATAAGTACAAAGAAGAACCTATCCCGTTTAAAGACTCTGACGATCAATTTGTAGATGGCTGGTCAACTAAAGATACTGTTAGAGTCGCAGAGTATTTTGTAAAAGAGAAAATATCTAAAACTATTTATCTTCTTGATGGTGGAGAAATTGTAGAGAAAGCAGAAATTGACCAAGTTGTTTTAAAGCAGAGAAAAGTAGATGCTTTTAAAATTATGTGGTATCTTCTTTCGGGTGACAGGATACTTGATAGACGAGAGTGGCCAGGAAAGAAATATATTCCTATTGTCCCTGTCTGGGGAAAAGAACTTAATGTGGCTGGTAAAAGAGTTATTAGAGGTTTGATAAGAAATGCTAAAGATCCTCAAAGAATGTTTAATTACTGGGAAGCACTTTCATTAAATACTTCACTGCCAACGCCTAATGGGTGGATTAAAATGGCAGATGTACAAATTGGACAACACTTATTTGATGATAAAGGTAAAGTCTGTAATGTAACTGCAATTAGTCCAGTATTTAAGGATAGAGAATGTTCTGAAGTATTATTTGATGATGGATCTGTTATAACAGCAGATATAAAGCATCTATGGACTGTTGAAGAAAGAGGGAAAAGAACCAGCAAATCTTTCACATGGAATATAAAAACACTTACTACAGATCAATTAGTACCAAAGAAACATTTTATTTGGGTTACTGATCCATTGGTATTACCAGAGAAAGATTTTCTCATTCCTCCTTATGTATTAGGAACGTGGCTTGGGGATGGAAATACGTCAGAACCCTGTATAACTCAAAGTCCTGAAGACTGGGAAGAATTAGTAAAGCATTTAAAATTTTTTGGCTGTGATATAAGGAAACCACGAAATAGTGGAACTACTGTAGCATTTACAATGCTTGGTATGAGGAGTAAATTTATTGAACTTAATCTTCTTGAAAATAAGCATATTCCGTATTACTACATTAGAGGGTCGTTTAAACAAAGACTTGAATTACTTCAAGGTCTTATGGATACTGATGGATCTGTCGACCATTCAAGTGGCCAATGTAGTTTTACTACTATTCTTCCAGAACTTGCTAAGGGTTTTGCTGAACTACTTCGAACTCTCGGAATTAAAGTGAAATGTATTGTTCGAAATAAGAGTAAAAAAAGTAATGTCAATGCTTCTAAGTTACAGTATCAATTTGATTTTACTACAAGACTTCCAGTGTTTAGGTTCGAAAGAAAATTAGCCAGTTTAGGAAAAGTAAAAGCTCAAAACAGAAGAACTGAGAGATACAGTATTAAAAGTATTACTTCAGTAAAATCTGAGCCAGTTAAATGTGTAACAGTAGATAGCAAATCATCATTGTATTTAGCTGGTATCGGGATGGTACCTACACATAATTCAAGTGATACCGAGACAGTTGCACTGCAACCAAAATCTCCATACATTCTTACACCTACTCAAGTTGCTGGCCACGAGCAAATGTGGAAGAATTCGCTTAGAAAAAATTATCCTTACTTACTTGTTAGTCCTGATCGAGATGCTCCTGGATGGCCTAAAAGAGAAGCTCCTCCACAAGTTTCGAGTGCGATGGTCAATAAGATTCAAGGAACTGACCAAGAAATTAGAGACACTATAGGACTTCAAAAAGCTTCTCTTGGCATGCAAAGTAATGAAAGAAGTGGAACTGCTATCAGGGAAAGAAAAAAAGAAGGAGATATAGGAACTTTTTCTTTCATTGATAATCTCGCAAGATCTGTTGAGCATACAGGTAGAATTTTAGTTGATATTGCTTCTGCGATTTTAGACACTAAAAGAGTCATTCGTATTGGTGGTGAAGATGATGATGATGTTAATTTTGTAACTGTAAATATGGTTACTCCTGACGGAAAGATTTTCAATGATCTTTCAATAGGAACTTATGATGTAAGAGTAACAGTTGGGCCATCATCTACGACACAAAGAACTGAAGCTCAAATTTCAATGAAAGAATTTATACAGTACTATCCAAGTGCAGCACCTGTTATTGGTGATCTTTATGCTAAATCAATGGATTGGCCTGGAGCTGAGAAAGTAGCTAAACGTCTTGAGTATCTTCTCCCACCTGTTATTAGAGAAGAAATTGAAGCTAAAAGAGCAGCCAAAGATGGGAATATAGAACCTCCTGTAGAAAAGCAAGAGGATCCTGGAGTTATTGCAGAGAGAGAGAAAGCAAGTATAGAATTGGAAGAAATTAAGGTTTCTTTAGAAGTTGAAAAAATTAAACTTGGACAAGAAAAAGCGAAACTTGAAACTATTAATCTCCAAAATGACTTGATTATTAAGGAGTCTAAAGAGAGTATTAAAATTATGATGGATGAGATTAACGCAGAGGGAGTTAAGAAGGAGAGTGAGTAATGGATTTAGTTAGTACTGAGATGAAAAGGAAAACGAAAAGCAAGGTAGAAAGTGTAAGTACTGATTATGAAAGAGAGAGATGGCCGTATGGTCTTCGGCTCCATTTTGACACAGAACTTATTGACAAACTTCCAAAATTAAAAGCTTATACTGTTGGTGACAAAATAACAGTTACCGCCATTTGTACAGTGGTGCAAGTAAGAGTTGATGAGACTGACAGGAGAAAAACTCGTGACATTACTTTGCAAACAGAAAAGATTGGCTGTGAACCTTTAAGTACTAAGCCAGTGGAAAAAATGACACCTAAAGAATACAAAATTTATAGAGACAAATAAAATATAGAAATCGTACTGAGGAGGTACGCATGATGTTAACTACAATAAATGAAGTAGCAGCAGTTAGCCAGGTAATCAATGGAGTGGATAATCCAAATTTGATGTCAGTAGACTCTACTGCACCTATTGATACTGTTGCTGATGAGGTCAAGGCAGTTGACGATAATGGGGAAGCTTCAATACAGACGAATAAAGAAGTTGTAGTTACAGTAGAGACTGAGAGTAAAGAAGAAGGAGAGGTAGAGAAGGAAAAAAAAGTAAAATCAACGGAGGGAGAAAAAACTGTTGCAGAGGTAGAGGAAGAAGAGGGGAAAGGGAAAGAAGTAGAGGAAACAGATAGAAGAAAAGTAAAAGTTGAAGAATCAGGAGGAGAAAAAACTTCTGCTAAAGTAGAAAAGAGAATTGGAAAGCTTACTCGAAAATGGAGAACAGCAGAAAGAACTGCGGAGGCCGAAAAAATTAAGAGAGCAGAGCTTGAAGCTGAGTTAAATGCACTTAAAGCAGTTATTCCAGATACAGATAAACCTTCTGCTGATGATTTCGATGACACTGAAGAATACATTGAAGCATTGACTGACTGGAAGATCGAACAGAAATTCAAAGCACAAAATGCTAAAGTCATAAATGGTGAAAAAGAAATTGTTGACAAGAAAACTATTGAAGATAATGAGAATATGTTGGATGAAGTGATTGAAGATGGTCGTGATAAATATGCGGACTACGATACTGTAGTATTCGATGAAAATCTCACAATCACTCAAGGGATGTATGATATCATTATAGACTCAGAAATTGCTTCTGACGTTCTTTATTATCTCGGGCAGAATCCTGATGTAGCATTAGAACTCAGTGAGTTATCAGAATTAAAAGTTTCTAGAAGAATTGGTAAAATTGAGAGTATTCTTGAAAATGCTGTAGTTGGAGAAAGAGATAGTACTAATATTTTAGCTAAGAGCATTTCAAGTACTGGTGGAATTGATGGAATTGTTAAACCTCCAAAAACTAAAAAGGTAACTAATGCGCCAGCTCCTATTACTCCAGTGCAGACTGATGGTGTTATTGATAAAGATCCGTCTAAGATGAATATGAGAGAATATAGAAAATGGCGAAATAAAAATAAGGAGTAGTAGAAAATGACTGTTTCGAATACACTGTTAAAACCTTCTATCATTGCTAAAGAAGCATTGATGCAACTTACGAATAATTTAGGTATGGCTGGTCATGTTCACAGGGCATACAAAAATGAATTTGTTAAAGTTGGTTCTACAATTACAATTAGAAAACCGAACAAATTTAGGGTAACTAAGGCTCAGGCAAGGACAAACTCTAACATTACTGAACCTTCGACTTCTCTTGAAATGGCAACACAAGCACATGTTTCTTGGTCTTTTAGTTCTGTAGATTTAACAACTACAATTGATGAGTACAGTAAACGTTATCTTGCTCCTGCTGCAAGTGCTTTAGCAAATCAAGTTGATGTTGATCTTTGTGGATTGTATAAAGATATTTATAACTCTGCAGGAACTCCTGGAAATACTCCTGCTACTTTTGGGGTACTTGGTAATTGTCAGCAAATTCTTGATAATGAAGCTGTTAATAGTACTCCAAGAGTAGGGATAATGAATCCTAATGCTAATTGGGCACTTGCTGATGGGTTGAAGGGAACTTTTTCCGCTAAAGCCGCTGATAGTATTTATAGTAAAGGGTTCTTAGGGAAAGTTGCTAATCTTGATATTTATTCTGATCAGAATGTCGTACGCCATACTACTGGTATTTTCACAACTGGTGCTACGCCTGTCATGAGTGGGGCTACAGCCAGTGGAGCAACTTCTGTTGTTACTACTGGTTGGGATGCTGCAAATAATACAGTTGTAAAAGGTGACGTTTTTACAATTGCTGGTGTTTATGCTGTTAATCCTGTATCAGGTGCAAGTACTGGAGAGTTGAGAAAATTCACTGCAACAGCTGCTGGAACTTCTGATAGTGGTAATCTTACTATTGCAGTTTCTCCTGCTATTATTTCCAGCGGTGCATATCAAACTGTAGATGCTGTTCCTTTGACTACAGCAGCTTTAACATTTCTTGGAGCTGAAAACACAGCTTATCCACAAAATCTTGTTTACCACCCTGATGCTTTTGCACTTGTAACCGTTCCGATTGAAATGCCTGCAAATGTTTGGGGTGCAAGAGAAACTGATTCTGATGCTGGAATTAGTATTAGAGTTGTTAAACAATATGACCTTGATGCGGATAACGAAGTTGTTCGAATGGACATACTTTACGGAGTGAAAACTCTCTACCCGGAGCTGGCTTGTAGACTCTGGGGTTAGTTCAAATAGGGTAGTTAAAAATTAAGGAGATAATATGCCTTACTTAAATAGGGTATTTGAGAACGTTGAGGAAACTATAACAATACCTAATCCAATAGTGTTTACAGATGCTGTTGCAGCAACGGATGCATTTGTGTCATCTGGTTCTTTTGCTACAATTGAAAAAACCCCAGTAAATGCTGTAGCGTCAGTTGGTACATTAACTTCTGACGCTACAGCGCCAGCTGATGGTGATACAGTTACTATTGGGACTAAAGTGTATACGTATAAAACTACACTTACACCAGTAGAAGGTGAAGTATTAATTGGCGTTTCGGCTGCAACAGCATTGGATAATATATTAGCTGCCGTTAATCATACTGGCACTGCTGGTACTGACTATTCTTGTGCTGCTGCTAATGCCACAGTTATTGGCACTACTAATACTGACACTGCACAGTTGTTTGTAGCAAGAACTAAAGGAGTTGCTGGAGATAGTATTGCATTTGAGGAAAGTTCTGACCATTTATCAGTTGACGGTAGTGGAACCCTCGGTACTACTACTTCTGGTGTAGATGGTACAATTGGTGTTGTTAATGAGATAGTCCAGGATGCTACATATTTATATGTTTGTATTGCAGCCAATACTATAAGTAGTGATAATTGGCGTAGGGTTACATTAGGTTCTGCGTATTAACTTAACTTTAGTGTGGGGAGGTAAAACTCCTCACATATTACTATGAGGAATGTATGACTGTTGATAATAAATTACTCGGATCAGGTAAAAAATACACAGATAACTCACTTACTCTTGAGGTTATTGAAGAGGATTTTCAAAGGCTCTGGGTATATCACAGAAAGACACGAGTGGGTAAAATTATTTGTAGTCAGGAAGCATTTGATAGGCTTGAAAAAGGTATGTGGGTTAAAACTCAGAAAGAATGTGACAAAGAAAAATCTGTTAAAGCGTTTGATACTGAGACAGTTAAAAAATTATTTCCATCCAGATAGTGTCAATTATTGACGTTTACTTATGAGAAATTGGAGAGGTAGATGATTGTAGCTGATTTAATAAAATCAAGCCTTAGAAAAATTGGAGCTCTTAGTAGTGGAGAAGTAATTGAAACTGCAAGAGAAACTGAGGCATTGTCTGCTCTCCAAAGTATGTTACGTTCCTGGGGGGCTGTAAGTAATAATATATTTACAAATGTTATCGAAGACTTTACATTATCTTCGGGGACAGATTCGTATACTTGGGGAGTTAGTGGTGATATTGATACTGCCAGGCCTAATCAGATTATTGGTGCCTACATAACTAATAGTTCTGGTGTAACATACCCAGTTAATATAATCTCGCTAAATGAATATAGTAGTATTAGCGATAAAAATATTAGTGGTCATCCTGGTATTTTATATTTTTATCCATCATTTCCACTTGGGTATGTAAAGCTTTTTCCTATCCCTGATTATCCTTATATACTCACACTCGCCAGTATGAAACCTTTTGTGGAGACAGCATCTTTTACTCTTGCAACTGATACTCTTTCTTTCCCACTGTATTATGAAGAACCGATGATTTATAATCTTGCTATTAGACTTGCGCCAGAATACGGAAGAGAGGTAGCAAGTGAAGTTGCAGTAGTTGCAAAATCTTCATACATGAATATGGTTACAGTAAATGCAGCAAACAAAATTGAGGGTGTGTATATTCGTATACCTGCTGTGTCTCCATTTGGAACCGGCTACGATATAAATTCTGATAGCTATAGATAAAAGGAGGTAATTTAGATGATTACACAAGAAGAAAGAGATAGTATAATAAACGAAGCTGTAGAGAAAACTTTATTGTCTATTCCTGAAGTAATCGGTAATTTAATGGCGAATCATGCTGCATTGCATAAAATCAACAACAAGTTTTACAAAGATCACCCGGAATTTTCTACCAGAAGAGATATCGTTCAAACTGTTGTAGAAATGGTAGAGGGAAAGAATCCTACCATGCAGTATGAAGATATCTTAGAGAAGGCTGTTCCTGAAATCAAAAGAATGATTACTATTTCAAGTGATATTAATGTATCCTCCTCTCCTGCAAAGCTTGAAAGGAATTTTAGTGACGTCGACATGTCTCAGAATGGGTGTGTGTAGTGCCTGGCAGATTTTCGTATGAGATAGATTCTACTAAATTGGCTGTTGGGCTGCGAAGTAGTCCAAGAGGAATACGAGGAAAGGATCATCTTATTACGTCTAAGGGGGCAATTGTAAAAGATGGAATTCTTGTTTCTATAGATAAACTTACTCGACTCGCTACTACTGTTATAACAGATGTTTTCCCTTATCCCCAAATATTTGTTTTTGTGAATTCTGTAATTGTTTGCAGCAGTACAAAAATTTATGAATGGGTTGATGGAGCGTTAGTTTTTAAACTTACAACTACTGCAGGAAGTACATGGTCTGCTGTTGATTTCTATAACTATGTTTACATGAGTAATGGAGTGGTAGCAGTTGTGCGGGATAGTGATAGTGAGGAATATAGCATTACGACTAATTTACCTACTGCTAACTGTGTGGTGAATTTTAATGGCCAGGTTATTGTTGGGTCACCAGGAGCAGCTTAATGAGTTGGATTGATGATAATAAGGGTCAGGGGCCTTGGGAGCTTCAAAAGCAACCTGATAAACTTGGGTATGTAAATAACCCCTTCTGGACTAAGACTGCTACCGGCAAACATGACCCTTGTGGCTATTGGCTAACAGGAGATAATTTTAAAGTTACTACATATACTAATTATATACAGGGGACTGGTTGGATTTTCAAAGCACCTACAATAACTAATGTTTTTGGCAATGCTTTAGCAACACATGACTCACAGATATATGGTTTCTCTATTCTCCCTGATACGCTAGCGAAGTGGAATAATATTAACGCTTGGGAGAACATTGGTAGTTATTCACCAGTAGACCAAAATCAAAGTCCAGATATAATTTCTTTTGGTGAAAGTTTGTATGTTCTCTACAGTTACATATATAAAAATGAGATATTTCGTATAGTTAATAATTCTTTCGTTTTGTTTAATTCTGGTTTTGGTATAATGCTTAGAAGGCTTATTGGATATCACGATGTATTGTACGCTACAGATACCCATAAAAGCCAATTATTTAGAGTACTTGATGGAGCTTGTGTAGCATATACTGATAACTGGACTGATGGCCTATTAGCTAATATTGTTTATAACGATCTTCTGTTTTGTGCGACTTTTGGTGGAAGCGCTCATGACCTCTATAGTTGGGATGGGAATGATGGCAGCAATTTTATACTTAGAGCAACTCTGAATTTTGGTACTGGAGGGGTTATACAACTTATAGAGTACAACGAGGAGCTATATATTTTCGGGAAGTATAGTCTTGGATACAAGATGCATAAATGGAATGGAGTAGATGCAGTAGAGTTTGTGTGTAATTGTCCTACACATTTTCCGTTGACAGATAATTTTGCTGTAGTATATGGTAATAGACTTCATTATATTGATGAGAATGGAATATTATATATTTTTGACGACACAACAAAAGAGTTTACTGCACTAACAGCAGAAATAACTTCTTCTGGCCAATTTACAAGATTGATTATTCATAATAATCTTATATACGCTGACTTAGCAGGCAGTTTATATGAGTACAATGGGTATATAAATGAAGTGACGAGAAAAGAATATATTAATAACATACTATCTGTAGATAATGCAGTATGGCCGTTCGAGAAGTCAGTACAAAAGCCTAATTATAATGAGGGAAACTTAATCAGTACCTACGCTAATCCTGTATGGAATAATGAGCACTTAGGAACTGCTATCACTAAGCAGCATAAACCTTGTGGGTACTGGACTAAGAATTATATTCCACCAAAAGCTCCACTTCCACCTCCAACCTATAATTGGATTACTGCTATATTTCACAATCCTCCACAAATGGTTGCGAAGATAAATTATTCATCTGGTGAGATAGGGGATAATGGTATTTTTGATATAACTCCTCCAGTTATATCTGCAATTGGTTATAATCCAGTAGTATATAAAGATTATTTATATGCTGCTGTGAAAGACGGTGATGATCAACTTGTTCTTGTAAAGTTTAATCTTGTTACTATGACTGTGGAAGATACTTTAATTATCATACCGCCAAATAGTTTTAACTTTCCCACATGCCACTGTCTCCGAGAAAATATTCTTTACATTGGCGTGCAATCTACATATCCAGGTATTAGTGATAGAGAGAGAGTCTATGAGATAGATTTAGATTCTTTTACCACATTACGTAGTGTAGGTCTTTATTACGGGTATGGTAGTGTACATACTATTATCGCTACTGGCTCTATGCTGTATGTTTTTGTTGGCTACGGTGTATTTCCTGTTTACCTGTCTAACTTTTTGAAAGGTACCTATGGCATGATAGAATATGATACGTTTAATAATTCTGTCGTATGCAATAAAGTAGGTACGGAATGCATTGTGACAAATAATAGTTATACAGTGTATAGAGTTTCTCTTACAGATCCTCCAGTTATACTCGAAACTAAAGCAGTGTTATTTTTAACACGGTCTCACTCAGTTATGTTAGATGCTAATAATTACGCTTATTTTGGCGATAAAAAGCAAGCAAAAATTCACCGCATTAATATGAGTATTTTTGATGATTTTGTAGATTTTGATTATTCTTCTTTTGGCATGGATGCTCCATTTAATAGTTTACAGTATGCTGAGGGGAAGGGATTCTTTGTCAGTAATAATACCTGGTATGAAGACTCTTATAGAAAGATAGTAAAAATGGATTTAGCAACTATGGAAGTTGATTCAATAATCAGCTTACCAATAGATCCTTACGTTGATACTATACATAGTATTGTAATCTCGTGACAATTAAAAATAATAGGAGAATAACTTATGGCAAATCAAGTTCCTAATACGTGGAAAGGGCAGTTATGGAAACCCTTTTTAACTGATGTCTATAAAATGATTTTAATGCAGAGTGGGTTTGTCTTTAATAAGGATGAGCATCATTCTTATGCAGACGTATCATCTTCTGAACTAGCTACAGGGAATGGTTACACTGCTGGTGGAGTTACATTAACTGGTATTGTAAGAACAGTAGATGATGTAGGTGATAAGTGTAGTATTGCTTGGAATAATGTTACAATAAATGCAACAGGTGGATCATTAACGGCTTCGGGAGCTATTATTTATAATGATACAGCAGATGGAACAGGAATTTATGATTATGCTAAGATTATTGTAAGTTATAAAGATGCAGGTGGTAATATAACAGCAGTTGATGGTACGCCTATTGTAATTAGTGCAGTTTCTGAGACAGTTGAAGATAAAGTATAAATAAAGGAGATTAATATATTATGAAATTATCACTTGCGGTTAGAACTGCTTCTGGAACAGATGCTGCGGCAGCATGGGAAATTAGAACCGGAGCAACGCCTGGAAGAGTGAAAGTTATTGAGATAGGATTATTTCTTGCAGCAGCTACGGCAAGCATTATTGGTCTTGGAAGGCCTGCTGTTACTGGGATCACACCTACAACTCCAGTCGATTTTTTACCAGAAGATCCAGATGATGTAATTGCAACTGGAATAGCTCAATCGTCATTAGCGTGGGGAACTGGTCCGACTGTCCCAACTGAATTTATCCGTAGAATAGCTTTGCCAGCTACTATTGGTACAGGAGTAATTTGGACATTTCCAGAAGGGCTCATTATACCTGTTTCCGATAGTCTTGTATTGTGGAATTTAAGTACTAACTCAGTACTTGATGCTTATGCTGTTTTGAGTTTGTAATGTTGGGGAGGTAAGCGGTGTCTAAAATTAATACGAATATTTTTAGTGCAGCACAGAAGATAAAATCTATTTCTATACCTCCATCAAGAATAGAAGAAAAACTTGTCACTTCTTACCCTGGTTCTTCGTTCGGTTTAGGAGAAAAAAGTTGGGTATATAATGATTTTGACTTAGGTAGACAGTTTCATAGTGTAACTACTAACGGAGAAATTTTTTGCGCCATAGGTACAAATTCTACAGGACCTTTCATTGCCTCATCTACTAATGGTCTTAATTGGACACTAAGATACACTACTTCTTTTAGCTATGCAGAATGTTTTATTACATGGGAAAATAATTTATTTTTAGCTTGCGCTGGTAGGCATATATTAACCTCTCCAGATGGAATTACTTGGACTTTACAAACATCAGATTTAATTAGAGCAGTTAATTCAATAACTTATGGGAATAACCTATTTGTCGGAGTTGGTGCTGATGCTTATATAGTAACTTCTCCAGATGCAGCTATTTGGACTCTGCGAACTCCACCAAAACATTATACTCTAATTACTGTAGCGTACGGCAATGGAGTATTTGTTGCTGGGGGGCAACAAAAAGATTTTGGGTTAAACTCTTATTTATTAACCTCAGCAGATGGTATTACTTGGACCGAGAGAGCAATTAATTCATGGTCATCTATTAGGGATATAGTCTGGGACGGCAATAAATTTTACGCTGTAACAGCTCCATCGTATATTACAAGTGATATGCATGTTGGAATACAGTATTATACTATTTATACATCTGATGATGGCATTACTTGGTCGTACTTTAGAACTGTTCCTGGTGGTCGTACCTTACATGGTGTAGGTGGATATGATGGAAATATATGCGTAGTAGGTACTGATGGATTTGCTTTTGCTGACATACTTGTTGATGGAGTTTGGGTAGCTGTTTCAGGGGGAGTTAAGAGAGGACAATTTCTAGATGTTGTCTATGATAGAGTAAATGATCTTTTTTGCAGTGTTGGGTATGATGGTGCTTACGGGTCTTACTCAGCTATACTTGTATCGCAGAGTAAGGCTATCAATAAGGTTGGGGTTAGTTCTATAGGTGTTATAAGTGCTCCTGGAACAGGTGCAGATGCCGGGCCCGCAGCGCAAGTAAATACTGATGCTACATTAAGTTTTAATTGGTACAATAAAGATATAGATGGTCTTAGTGTTGTCTCGTATGGGAATTTCACTCGTCATATTACAACTGATATTGATACTGAAGATAATGGAATATTAGTCATCAGTTCGTATGGTACGTTAAATACGGGTAAAAAGTTTTCTGTGGATGCTGTGACTAAGCTATCTGTAGTAAGTGCAGGAGATATACGGACAGACGTACTTAAGAATAATTGGGTTAAGTGGTCTAACATTGGAAGTCTTGATTTCACAATAGGTAGAGATAACGTAGCAGGAGAAAGACCACTTGACTGGAGTGGTATGATTTATTGTGTAAAGAAACTTAATGGTAAAATTGTTGTTTATGGCGAAAATGGCGTTTCATTCTTAATCCCTTCTGGAGTTGCTTTTGGGCTTAAAACTATTTATAGGATAGGACTTAAAGGAAAATGTGCAATTGCTGGAAATGAGTCAAAACATTTTTTCATAGATAATTCTGGAAAGCTTTGCGAAGTGTCAGATACTTTTCGGGTGCACGATTTTTCTGAGTACCTTTCTAAGTTAACTTCTAACCTTGTAATGTCATATGATGAGCTTGAAAATTTCATTTATATTTGTGATGGGTCACTGGGATATGTATTTAATACTGTAACAAGTAACCTTGGCGGATGTTCATCAAACATAACCGGGATTGGTTATAAAACTGGCATACAGTATGTTGCAGCATCGAATACTATCTCAGTAGACCCATTCGAAATATGCACTGGAATTTATGACTTAGGGGAAAGAGCAAATAAAACAATATTTTCTCTTGAACTTGGCGTGAGTTTAGAAAATGCACTTTATGTTGCAATTGATTACAGAAGAATAAAATCTTCTAACTTTGTACAGACTCCCTGGAAGTTAGTTCCACCTAATGGAAGAGTTAATATAATTGCTTGGGGAGTGGAATTTAGGTTTAGAGTTAAAGTGCTTGAGTATGAGTATTTTGAACTTAATTATATCAGAGTTAATGGGGTGTTAAATGCTTACTGATAATACCATTTACAGAGTATTACCTACACAAATTCCTGTGTTTTGGGATGCAATTAAATTTGCTTGCATAAAAGCAGATGAAATTGAAGCAGATACTATGTTTTCTTATTTTACAGAGTTGTTAAAGGCTTTACTTAGTGATAAAGCACAATGTTTCATTGCGTTAGATAAAAATAAAATACTACATACGATTGCAATTACAAGAATAGTGTGTAATGCAGTATTTAAAACTCAAGAATTTAATATTCAATGCATGTATTCAGTTTCTCCAGTAAAAGATCGTATGCTTCAAAAATATTTTGATTTTCTTGTTACAGTAGCTAAAGATCTTAAATGTGATAGTATTACTTTTTATTCGAAGAATAATAGAATATGGGAAATTGCTAAGACAGTAGGAAGTGTTGAACGTTATAGATATTTTATTTATGCCATAGAGGAGAATTAGAATGAGTAGTGGTGGTGGTGGTGGCGGAGGGGACTCACAAACAACTGTTAGATATGCTGGGTACGTAGAAGATAAGCATGCGTCACTTTTGAATCTTACCGCAACTGCAGTATGTGACGTAGTAGATGATTCTCCATTTTCTGGTTATACTGATATTGAAGTAGATGACGCATTTTTTGGAGCTGGCTATAGTATAACAAGCTTTCCTGCTATGTATGATATGTATGGGAAGTTTATGGCAGGTCTTGATATAGAAGCATTGTGGAGTCAAATTTATAACGACACACTTAATAACCCTGTTATTAATGACTTAATCGGTGCGGAGAGTAATCTTCTTGATGATGAAGTAAAAGAAAATTCTTTACCAAGGTTACAGACTGGTCTCCGTGATATAAATTCTGTTATGAGCAGTTCTTTTGTTGTGGGAAAATCTATAATAGAAAGTACACGAACTAAAGTGATTTCAAAATTTTCAGCAGATCTTAAGTATAGACTTATTCCAATAGCTCAGGAAAGATGGAATACGCATCTCAACTGGAACAAGATCGTAATAGGAACGTACGCTGAGATAATGAAGTTGTATTTCTCAGCAAAGACTGACGTAGACGAAGTTAATTATGCAATGGCAGTTAAAAACAAACTTTGGCCTTTTACAGTTCTTGATTTCCTGAGAGCAGCTGTAGGCGCATTGCAAGGTGCGACTACCTCAAAGACTGACGTTGCGGGCGCTTCTACTGCGTCAAGAGTTATTAGTGGTGCATTAACAGGAGCTGCTATGGGAGCTATGGTGGGAGGACAGATAACTAATACAGCTGCTGTTCCTGCAGCAGCTGGGATGGCAGCAGTTCCTGGTACAACATATGCTGGAACAGGGTCGTTAATTGGAGCCGGGCTTGGAATAGCATCAGCGTATACATACTAAGGGGATAGCGCAATGAGTAGTAGTGGTGGTGGATCATCTGATTCTAAGCAAACAAAAAGATTTGCTCCTTATGTAGAGAATTATCATTCCGCATTACTGAATTCTGTAGCAACTTTTAATACAATGCTACTTGATGATTCTCCTTATGAGACTTACAGTAATCAGGATGTAGATACAGGAGTCATTGGTATTGGTTATACACTGGCGTCATTTCCTTCTCTTTATGATATGTTTGGAAAGTATATGTCAGGGTTTGACGTGGAAAAAGTATTTGATACAGTATTTGAAAAGTTGTTTACTTTACCTGATATCAATGCAGTAGTAAATCCAATCACTGATTTAGTGGATGAGACTGAAGATAGTATTTCCACAGTAACTTATTTACTCTCACAGCGAGAACTTAATGCAATTTCTTGCAGTACTTTTGTGATTAAGAAAGCTGTTCTCGAGAGTAGAAGATTACGAATGATCGCTAAAATAAGTGCAGAAGTTAAGTATAAACTTCTTAGCCTAATTGCTACTGAAAATAACTCTTACTTAAACTGGAGAAAAAATACTATAGATTCTTACTCGTTGCTTATGAAACAATACTACATCATGTCAGCAGACGCGACTGATGCTAATAGTATATTCGGTGCTAATAATGCAATTTGGAATTTTACAGTATTAGATTTTCAACGTGCAGTTCTTGGTACTATGTTGATGAATGCTGGATATCAGAAATCTGGACTTGTAAGAAAAAGATCTGATATATCTAAAGTGCTTCTTGTGACAAGTCAAGTAGTTAACGGTGCTGTAATAGGTAATATGGTGGGTGGGCCAGTTGGAGCTATGATGGGTGCTGCAATAGGATTTACATTAGGTGTTGCACAAATGTTACTCGAGTAAAACTAAGTATGTGTCAATTATTGACACTTGCTGAGGTAGAATTGGAGATAATTAAATGGCAGGTAGTTTTCTAAAACGCAAATATGATACACCTAAAAGATATAAAATTGATAAGTATGGAAGGACAATTAGTCCTGGGGTAAAGACATTTAAAATTGGTAAGGGGGGAAGAATACCTTACGCAATACGACTTCCAGGAGAAGTAGCTGGTGGCAGTAGAATACCTATAAACATCCTTAGAAATAGAACTTCAGGGCAAATTGGAGATACTGTTCTCGGGGAAGTTAAACCTGTTGTCACAGAACCTATTGTTACGAAACCTGTTGTCACGGAACCTGTTATTCCTAAAACTTCTAACACTTTGCAAGCTAAGCAAACTATGCCACAGGTAACTGTTGCTCCACACGTAACTACTACTTTACCAGTATCGGAAATTCCTAGTCCAGATGTTACTTCTATACCAGTAACGCAGAAAGAAGCAGTTGAGAGTGCAACTATTCCTACACAACTTCCAATGGATAAGGAAGATGCTTACTGGGCTCAAAAAGTAGGGAAGACCGGAATTTCACTTGATAAGTTTGTCCAGTTAGCTGGTATGGTATCAGGTGCTATTGTTCCTGAGAGTCCTCAAAGTAGACTTGGCGAGCAGTTATCTGCGATGGGTGGTAAAGCTTATGCTGGAAGGATTGGTAGAGAACGTGATGCACCTAATGTTTTGCTACAAAGAAGGCTTGCTGAAGCACGATTGGCAGATATAGAAGGAACAAGTCCCAATGCATTACTTAAGAGGCGTAATTTAGAAGCAGATGCTAAAACTAAAGAAGAAATGCTTAGCGATCTTATATCTGGCCGTGAAGGGAAAAAAGAAACAGCTGCTCAGATTGCTAAGAAAAGAAGACTTGAGATACAAAAATTAGAGTATGACCTTAAAAATCCTGATATTCCGTATAAAGATAAATGGACATCTTATACAGCTGAGGCTACTGCTGCTGGTATTCCCATGGAGCAACAGTTGAAAAAATTTACTGAGGCCACCACACTTAAAAGTAGGGGTAATAATTATCATTACGTTAAGAATGCTGCCGGTGGCATGGATATTTATCTTAATGGGAAATTGTTATCAGGTACTGGAACGTACATTGGCGAGGATTCTGCTGGTACAACAAGTGAACTTACAAAGCCAACTGAGAAGCAGATTACAGATGCTGCTGTTGCTATAGAATCAGGTGTTGGTATTACTGCAGCTCCTCTCGTCAATATGGTTAATAGATACAATACTGAAGGTTATGCTTACGTACGAGAAGGAGAAGGTGAAAGACGTGGAGCTATACCGTTTACTAAATTCGGTATCGTACCCTGGTCTAATAAGGGAGAGTGGGTTAAGCAAGAACTCCCAGTTATTGATGGCGAACAAATGACTGGACCGAAACTTGAAGCATGGTCAGAAGCTGCTGACGTGCCATTTGATCAAGTATTACAATATGCTCTTACTTTTAAAACTGATACTACAAAACCTTACACTGAAAAAGACTTACGTAGTTTATTAGAAAAAAAGAAAGAGACTGATCCTACTATTGATATTGAGAGAGCTTTAAAAAGTTATAGCTTAGGAGGTGCATATTAATGACTGATGCATATGATCCTCTTGAACTGTTCGAAAAGGCAGAAAAAAGTATGCCAGAACAATCTATCATTCAAAGGATGTCTAAGATTCCTGGGAGAGTAGATTCTGGAGTATATGACCCTCTCAAAATAATACGAAAAGATGGCAGTATAATTCCACCTCCTCCTAAAATTGATGAACCTTCAATAGGTAAAGATTTTATAAAACCAACATTAGAGGCTGTTCCCAAGATTGTAGCAACAGGTTTACTTGAAATACCTGCAGTTACAGCTGGGTTAGCTACCCATCCTATGCGAATGGCGAAAGATATCAGCACAAGTCTCGGGGAGGTGATGCCTAAGACTTGGAGTCCTGATATGTCAGTGGAGGAAAAGAATGTAATAATCAGGAAATTTAAATCTGCTGGAATGAAGGGGTTAGCAAAAGCTGCAGAAGGTACTAAGAAGTTAATGGCAGCACCTGTTACTGTTTTATTAAAAACTGAAGCAGAAAGAAAGGGTTTTGAGAATGTGATGAAACCCATGTCTTGGTTTTTTAATAATGCAGCAAGAGGATGGGGAGCACTCGCAGAATTAGACGTAACGGGGTCACTGTCAAAAGCTGCTAAAGTAGCTACTGGAGAGTCAGAAGGTTCACATATTATAGTTCCTATTCTAAAAGCTGTTGGCGAAACTGCAGGAATGTTCGCTCTTAGTGGAGCGATAAAAGGGATTAGAGGTTCTAAGTGGTACAAGAGTTTAAATAGAAGAGAAAAACAATATGCTGATGCTACTATAGAAAGTGAAGTAGATGAGAGAGCAGAAGCTACGAAGGCAGAGAAAACTACCGAGAAGAAATTTAAAGCAGAAAGTAAAAAGGAATTTAAAACAGAAGCAAAAAAACATACATATAGAGAAGAAGTCTTCACTGAGAAAGAATCTGGTCCTGAAAGAGAATATACTTTTGCAGAGAAGTTAAGAGAGCGTGAAAGAGAAAGAAGAAAGAATCTTTCTAAAGAAAGTAAGAAAGAACAGGCTGAGAAAGTAAGAAATATTAGGAGAGAGTGGGCGGATAAAGCTAAAAGAGAAGAACTTTTACGAAAACATGTTGGTGTTGATCCCGCTGAAACTATGGCGAGAGCTGCTGAGGAAGCAGCAAGGGAAGTTAAAGAAAAAGAAGTAGGAGCAAAGGAGGAAGCAGTTCCAGGAGAAGAAGTTCCAGGGGAAGAAGTGGGTATGCCTGCTGTGCAAGAAGTTCCTAAGCAAGAAGGGGAAGGGTTAGTCACTCAGGAATCACTTTCTAAATCTCTCCTCAGAGAAGTCATGCAGGAAAGAGGAATTAAACGTGTTCCTCGAATTACTGATGAGATTCCAGAGGCAGAGATTCTCTCTACCGAGATGATTGAGAGGTTAGAGGCTAATAAGCCAGGTAATTCGATTCCGAAATTAAAAGATAGTGGAGTCCCAGCTATTAGAAAAAGAACTGATGAAGTTGTTATTGATGGAAAGAAGGTCGTAAAGGTTCCTAAAGTTATTAAAGCCTCTGAAACTAAAACTGCAGTCTTGTCTAAAGTCAAAGCTGAGAAACACAGAAAACATAAAGCAAAAATAAACGCTATACGTACTGATGCTAATGTTTCAAAAGTTAAATCAACCGCTCAAAAATTAGTAAAGACTACTAAAACTGTTGATTTAGCTGATTATGATAAGGATAAAGTTGAGCATTTTGAAAGTAGGATAAAGGAAATAGAGCCATTAGAAAAACCAGTAAAAAAAGAGAGAGATACAATAAATAAAGCAGCACTTAAAGCTGGAGGAATAATCAAAAGAAAAAAGAATTTTAAATCTTCCGGAGTGTATATTGCAACTTTTGGTAAAGAGGAAGTTGAGTTAAGCACTGCTTACAATAAAAAAGTTGCAAAGTGGCACGTAAAATATCCAGGTGGTAAATGGGAACCAGCTGGTGAATCTCCGTCTGAGTTTATTCCTAAGATTAAAGAAAGACTCATCATACCAGAAGAAGTTGTTAAAATCTTAGATTACGAAGGTATTGTAGATGGGGCTAAGTTTTACGAAGAAGATGCTATTGAATACTTAGAAGCTAAGTATAATAAAAAGGCTGGTGAAGATTTTATAAGGTATAAAAAACTTTATACTCAAAATCGTCAATCAAAGGCTTTTGCTAAAGTAGTTAAAGAGCAAAATGCTATAATTGATAGTCTTGGTGCTACTAAAATACATAAAGTACTGACGAAAGCTCAGAAAGATTTCGTCAAGCCAGAGACACTAAAACGAAAGGTTAGAGAGTTATTTATCAATGAAGTTATAAGTGGTGCTGAATATGTCCAGGCGCATGCGAAGTTAAGTAAAGGCGATTTAACTGGTGTTGAGGAAATAATTAAGACTGCCGAAAAAGAACCCACAGAGATAAAAATACCAGATGTTGTCACAAAATTAGTAGTTGAGGAAATAGGTGGTAAAGTATTTGAGAGTGGGAAAGACACCTACAAAGAATGGACTGACGAAATGCAGAAGTTGCTTGGTAATAAGTGGGGGAAAAATAAACTCTCTGCTAAACTTTTCTGGGACAAAGTACTTAAACCTATTACGAACCAAAGAGGTTTCGTTGTAATCAGGCAAGGCGATAAAATAGAGAGGTATAAACGATTAGGCTTTAATACCTCTAAATTGCATGTACCAGTAGGATTCGATAAACATCTTGGAATAATGTCGACAAGACTTAAGAATATTGATCCAGTATTTAAGTACAAGTTGAGAAAGTTTGAATTGACTAATTTGCTACGTATTTTTAGGTGGGAAGATGGAGTAATTCCTATGTTTGTCGCAGCAAAAAAGAAAATGAATAAGTTTGATTACAACGCTTTTGATATTGCAAGGAAAAATAGTGATGTTGCAATACTTAAAGTCTTAACGAAAAAGTATAATATTGGAAAAGAGTATAATAGATATTCTGCAACAATGAGAGAGATAGAAATGTTTGCAAGGAAATTAGGTTTCAGGTTTAAACATGTGAAGAATTTTCATTCAAGACAGGTTATTAAAGTAAGTAAATATCTTGATTATCTTCATGGTACTGATGCACGATCTACTATCGAATTTCTAATTGATAAGAGAAATAAAAAGTTAGTGCAAGAAAAGAAACCTCTAATGACTGAAGATGAGAAAGCAATATATATCGGACAGATACTTAGAGGAGTCCACGGTGACAGAATAACGTTGTCTAAACCTGGGCAGTTAAAGATGAGGACAGTAGAAAACGTTACTATGAAGACGAATAAATTCTATGCACATTCTGACTCAGCTACTTTAAAGTATATTAGAGATATATCAGAGGCGCTAACTGCTGCTGAGTTATTCGGAAAAGGCGGAGGGATTAAGGGAAGAATTCCTACACCATCTGAATCAATCGGACAAGTTGTTCTTGATTTATTGCAGAAGAGGGAGATAACTCCTTCCCAAGAAACTCAGCTTACAAGAATGTTAAATGCAAGATTTAATAGAAAAACACCAAGTGCAGTTATGCGTGGATTTAAAGATATAACATATCTCACATTAATGGGAGATATATTCTCGGGTATTCAGCAGATAGGTGATATAGCATACGCTGTTTATGACACTGGGCCATTGCAGACTATTAGATCATTTAAACATGTTCTTAGTAAAACGAATGTGATGGAGATGAGAGACTATGGACTTAATACGATTGGAGCAGAGTTTATAGATAAGAGTGTACTGAGTAATCTTGTCGATAAAACTTTTGTTGTTAATGGCGTTAGAGGATTTGACTATTTAGGTAAAGATATTTTAGGAGATGCACTTTACTACACTGCAGTCAGAAGAGCGAGAAATCCTAAAAAATATACTAAGTTTGTAAAAGAACTCGACGAAGCTACACTAGGACTCGGGAAGGAAACGTTAGAAGATTTTAAAATGGAAAGGAAAACATATGGTACTTTACTTTACGTATTCAATAAAATAAGTGATAGACAACCTATTACGCCACTCGAATTGACTGAAATGCATGCAAAGGGTGGTAACTGGAGTATTATGTATGTTTTTAAAAGTTTTCCATTGAAAAGACTTGATGTATTCAGGACAGAGTGTTTTGAGCAAATGAAAACGAAAAATACAAGACTTCTGGGAATAAGGAATCTTATTCATTTAACTGCACTACTCACGTTGGCTGATGCTACATTAGATACAGTAAGAGATTTTTTGCTTGGAAGACCTTTTGACTTATCTGGAACTGTAATTAGTAATCTATGGCAAATGGCTGGTGCAACTAAATTTCTTCTACCAGCTGTAAAAAGAGAAGGTGCGGGTACAGCACTCATTCATCAACTACTTCCACCTGCAAAAGTTTTTGATGATGTCTCAAGAGACATATTTAATGGCCCTGGAGAATACGGACTCAGGAGCGTTTCAGATATTCCGCTTGCTGGAAGATCTATTTCAAGTAGAGTAGGGAGAGAGAAGTCACTGAGAGATAAGAAGAATAAGGGACTAAGAGGAAAATCAAGTTATTCTGGGTATTCATCAGCGTATAGTAGTAAGACGACAAACTAAAGGAGAAAAAATGAGAGCGTTAGAATTATTTGATAATGAGATAATTGTAGCAGGTGGATGGATAGAAAGTTTTGACATAGACCTCAAGTATATTGAACCTCTTGAAGGATATTTTTCAGCTCAAGTTAAACTTACTGGTACAGGAAAGGTAAAGATTTCTTACAGTTCTTCTAATGACGGTGAAGATTTTATTAACCAATCTACTACTGTTGATCTAATCAGTGAAGAATTTACAGCTACAAGTGGTCCAAAGTCTAATGGAAAAGACGTTATTTCTTTCTCTCCTGAGCCATCAAGATTTTTGAAGCTTAGAATCGAAGAGATTGGTGCTGTTAATCCTGTTACTGTTTCAGCTACATTACTTGCAGCGTAAGGAGATATTACATGGCTTGGGATTTTATAAAAAAACTGTTGAGCACAAAACACAGTTGGACTGGTGAACAGTCTTTTGAGGATATTAACGTAACTGGCGGCAGTATTAAAGATATCAATGATCTCGCAATTGCTGATGGCGGCACAGGTAAAAGCACAGCCCTGGAGGCATTTAACGTATTGAAGCAATCTGCTACAGAAACGTCAACAGGAGTAGTCGAACGTTCTACGGATGCTGAGGTGATATCGGGTGCAGCTGATGTGATCCCAGATGCAAAACAGATCGGCGATAACTATGCTAAAACCTCAGATTTAACCGCTGATAATATAAATTTTTTAAAGCTTGGCGCGCCATCCCTTGAATCTGTTCAGGACTGGTTTAACGTAACACAGTCATCTGGTTTAATCTCGGGTGGCGCTATCACAGATAATGAAGACGGGAGCGTGACGGTTCAATCTGGTGAGGGTTTTATAAAAACAGCTGACTCGCCAACAGCAGAAACAAAATTTTTCAAATGGGATACAGGCATTAATGTAACGTTGACAGATAACGGAAGTATTAATTGGATTTGTGTATGTTATAACTCTGGGGCGCCGATAATTCAGGCCACTACGGCTTTTGATTCGATTAATTATACTACTCAGTTTTTTATCGGGATAGTTTATCGTGAAGGCACAACCATCAATATTCAAGAAGTCGGGTCACGGCGTTATGATCTTGCACATAGACAGGCATTAAGGGAATATGATCTGCGAGGTTTTGAGCGATCTGATGGTTTGAAATTAGGCGCAACTGGGACTCCTGCTCTTAAAGTAAGTTTAACAGCCGGACATTACTATGCACTGTATGAGAAGCAGGCGATTGATGCCATCAATACGAACGTTGCCGGGTTAGTGCGGTATTGGCATCGAGATGGCTCAGGAGGTTGGAATCAATCAACTGAAACGACATATGAAAATATTCATTACGATGATGGGGATGGTACACTCGGAGAATTAGGCGCTGGGAAATATGGCAATATTTGGTGTTTCGTATCCTTCGACGGAAACCTTAATTTCGTGTACGGCCGGCTGAACTCATCTACACTAAGTATCAATCAAAACGAAAAACTTTATACCGACCTGCCTGATTTTATCTCTAAGTTCTGTATCTTAATCGGCAAGGTTATTGTTCGTGAAGGACAAACAACAACTGAAGAAATTATTTCAGCTTTTAAAACCACTTTAGAAACGGCCCAGGCAGTTGATCATAATAATCTTGCAAATTTGAATGTTGGTGATTATAAGCATCTGTCAGCTGATGAAAAGACTAAATTCGATGGTATAGAGGCATTGGCAGACGTGACCGATGCTACGAATGTTGAGGCTGCTGGAGCTGCAATGATTACTATTCCTGGCGTAAACGATGATATCACAGCCATGACAGGCCTGGATGATGATGGAATCCCAGTGATAAAAGTGGCTGGGGCTGCAAGAGAAGGTCTTTTCGGTACTGGCACTTTTGCAAGTGATACGGGCGACACGATAGACATAACAGCTCTTGCAGTTGGAACTACATCCTATCACGTAGATATCACGCCGGATATTTCAAGCGGCTATATCGGAGAAATTAGCGTTGAATCAAAAGCAGAAAATTCATTTGTAGTGAAAAATTCAGGGAGTGATATTACAACAACATTTACATGGAGCTTAACATTATGAAACCTAACGTAACGATATTGAATAATATATTAACAATTGATGGATATTCCGGAGAAATTGATCTCGCACAATTGCAGATGCCTGATCAGGTAAGGGCCCGGATTTACGATAATGATGGCGCTCTCGATATAGCAGGCACATGGCTACTATGTGAGGTAATCCTGCCCGCAATCAGCTATGATTCAGTCGGGGAGGGTGAAGAGACGCAATCTGTTCGAAAAGATATGGATGATTCTGACGTGACTGTAATTCTTTGGGATTTGAAGGAAATTTAATATGGCCACTATTATCAGCAGATCAAAATTATATCTTGGAACTGAAATTTTGTGGTGCCCACAATGCAAAGGGGTTGTGCCGATTCCAGTACATTCAGATATGCCGGAACGGGTTTATTTATCGTGTCGTGGCTGTGGCTATCGTGCGGTGCTCAACACAGTGCCAATATTGGATAAATACGGTCTACCTCATGGATTAAGCCAATCAGAACGGCGGCAGACAGCAACTTGTTTAAAAAATGAAGTAGCAAAAATATAGGAGTCATATATGAGTCTGATGGATTTGAGCTTTTGGGATAATTACAAACATACAATCGAAGCGCTCAGCGGTGGCCGAAACACAGTTGAATTTGATGATCTTGACCTGCCCAGCGTGATGGTGCGGATA